TGAACCGCGCACAAGGTGAAGGCCTGCATGGGTCCACCAATGGTGTTGCTTTGCTGTCGCGCCATGTCCTAACCACTAAGTCTGTTAGTGGTGACTTTGAGGTTGAGTTAACTGATAAGAGCCTTGGCACGTTGTGGCGTGCAGCTCTTGGATCAACCACGACTCCGAGCACGTTGACCACTGGTGTTTATCAGTCAGTGTTCCAGCCAGGCGATCAAAAGTCTGCTGGCTCATCGTTGACCTTGCAGGTTGGTCGCCCACAAACAGATGGCACAGTCAAGCCTTTTACGTGGTCAGGTGTCAAGATTGCTGGATTTGAGTTTGGTGGTGGCGTTACTGACCCGCTCAATGTCAAGTTTGATATTGATGGTTGGACTCAAACCACTGCCACGAGCCTTGCCACTGCATCGTATTCCACAACGCAGGAGCAGTTTACTGGTGCACAGTTGACTGTCGCTATTGGTGGTACTGCTTCAACGACTACTGGTGTTGTTGGTGTGACTGGTTCAACTGCGCTTGCTGGTGTGAAGTCTGTCACGGTTAAGGGTGAAAACCCAATGGCTACTGATCGTTACTACGCTAACGCTTCGGGCATCAAGGCTGAACAGTTGATCAACGGTTACCGCACCTACGAGGTTGAAATGGAAGTTGACTTCATCAGTCAGGCTGTGCTGTATGACCTTTACACTGCTAATACCACCACTGCTCTCAAGCTAACGTGGGCGACTGCCACATCTTTGACTGGTGGCAATAATCCCACGTTTGAGGTGATCATCCCAGCAGCGAAGATCACTAAGGCTGATGTCAATGCCGATGGTCCCGATGTGCTTGCACAGAAGGTCACGTTGACTGCTCTCTACGATGGCACAAATGCGCCTATCCAAATTCGCACGATTAACACTGACGCTGCACTGTAACTAACTGTTTGAGCGTGGCTTGCCTAATCTGGTGAGCCACGCTCAACAACAACGAAGGGACCAAAAATGAAGTACGAGTTTACGATTAATGAAGACGCTTACGCACTTGACACAGAAAACTTGTTGATGTCTGAGTGCATTGCCATTGAGAAAGTCACTGGTCTTACCTGGTCTGAGTGGGAAACGTCAGTCACCAGTGGGTCAATGTCAGCGTTGAAGGCTGGTCTATGGGTGGCTGTTAAGCGTAAGCAACCTGAACTACGCTTCTCAGATTTTGATTTCTCGTGGGGTGACTTTGAGGTTGTAGATCAAGAGGTTGAGGAAGCCCCAAAAGAGGAAGCCGACAGTATCTGATCTACGAGTATGGTCCAATGTTTGCTCACCTGTTTGGTATCAAACCGTGGGAATTGCATGACCTTACTGCTGACCAATTTGATGCACTAAAAACTTATGCCGATGCTATGAACAGGAGTAATGATGGCTAGTAGCAATCTTGTTCTGAGTATCATCGCGGTTGATAAGGCCAGTAAAACTCTTGGTGGTATCGGTAAATCTATTGGCAAAATGTCTGTCAATACCGCTGCTGTTGGTGCATCACTTGTCGCTTTTGGTGCGACATCTATTAAGGCGTTTAGTGATTCTGAAGCTGCGCAACTTAAACTCAATGACGCGTTTGATAAGTTTCCTAAACTGTCGGACACAAGCACTGCATCATTGAACAAGTTGAATGCTGAGATGCAAAAGAAGACTCGTTTTGATGACGAGGCTTATGCTTCCGCTGAGGCGACTCTCGCTCAGTATGGGCTGACTGGTCAGCAGTTAACCGATCTCATTCCACTTGTTGCTGACTTTGCGGCAAAGACTGGTACTAGTGTTGAGGATGCTTCTGGCAAAATTGGCAAAGCCCTCATGGGCCAGGGTAGGGCCTTGAAAGCTGTTGGTATTGACTTCAAGGATGCTGGTTCAACAAGCGCAAACTTCACGCAGATCATGGGTGGGTTACGTGCCCAGGTTGGTGGCTTCGCTGAGAAGGAAGGCCAAACCGCTGCCGGTAAAGCTGAGATTCTTAAGAACCAGTTTGGTGAGTTACAGGAAACTGTCGGGTCACTTCTCGTACCAGCACTAAGTACCCTCGTTGGTGCGATCACACCTGTGATCAGTGGTTTCAATGATTTGCCAAAACCTGTTAGAGATTTAACTTTCGTTATTGGTGGGCTTGCAACGGCAACATTTTTGCTGGGTCCGAAAGTTGTTGCAACTGTTAAAGCGTTAGCCGCTTTCCGTACCGCATTGATTTTGACCACTGCGATGACACGCGCTTTCAATGTTTCACTTATCGCAGCTCTGGCACCCTTGGCCCTTGTCGCTGCTGCCGCTACTGCTTTGATTGCTGTGGTTGGACTTGTTGGTTCTTCAATGGTTTCGCAGGCTAAAATTGTTGATGATAGTGCTGAGGCGTGGCGACTGTTTTCTGAGGCTGCTTCACCACAGGCGTTGAAAGATTTACGTAAAGAGCTGACACCAGCGCAGAAAGCTGTTGTTGACTGGACAGAGAAAACATCGTTTGCTGATGGTGTTAGTGACTCTTGGAATCGTGGCGTTAACACTCTGAGTAGTGCGTTCCGCAACAGCAATACTGTTCTTGAGCAGGGTGCTGAAGATACTCGCAAAATGAATCAGGCACAAACCGATCTGCAGACCGTGATTGATAATGTGTCACGCACAACTGGTAAGTCTAAAGACGAAGTTAAAATGCTTGCTGATACCTACAAGGTTGATCTGACTAAGGGTGTCGGTGAGGCTACTTACGCACTGAGTCAAAAGGTTGATGCCACTGACAAGGACAAGGTTGCTGCAACGCAGGCTGCCTTTGCTAACGGCACATTAGTCACTGAGACTGATCGGCTTAAAGGTGTCGCCGATAAGGCTAGGTCAAAGATCGATGAATTGCGTAATGCAATCAACACGCTTAATGGTAAGACCATTGACTTGGCTGATGCTCAGGACAATTCAATTGGTGCATTGAATCGTGCCCAAGAGGCGATCAAGACCAATGGTGGGAGCCTAAAGGGCAACAGCGATAAAGCCATTGACGCACGTAAGGCTGTGCGCGATTTTATTAAAGCCAAGCAAGATGAGGCCATCGCTGTTGACATTGCGACCGGCAAGGTTGGTGCCGGCAATGCCGTTCTTGACAACGCCAAGACTAAGGTCAAAGAGCTTGGTGACAAATACAAGATTCCTCAAGGTCAGTTGAAGATTTACCTTGATGCGTTGAAGACAATTCCAAAGAAAAAAACTACGACTATCGATGTTAATGTTTCCAAGTTGACTGGTCCTGAGCGTGAGTTGCTGGCGCTTTACAAGACGTTGCCTAAGTCATACCAGGTTGGTTTGGCTCTCGGCGTGCCTGATGTCCCTGGGCGCGCAATGGGTGGACCTGTGAAAGCCAACATGCCGTACATTGTTGGTGAGCGCAGGCCTGAGTTGTTTATCCCATCCACCAACGGGACCATTGTGCCACGCGTGCCCTCGGCCACTGGCGCCATGATGACCGGCCAAGGGGCAGGAGCCGGTGGCAGCTCAATCATTATTCAGGGTGGCACGTTCATTGGTGCATCTAAGCAGGACACTGCTCGATGGATGAGTGAGATTATTCGTGAAGGTAAGTCACGTGGTTTGGTGATGTCGTAATGCCTATGCCCGCACCCATTGTTGAAATGAAGGATTACTACGGCAGTTGGAATAATGTATCCGGCGATGTCGTCATGCAGTCTGGTATCTCAATAAAGCGTGGTCGTGCTTCACAATTTGACCGTAGCAGTCCTGGCACGTGCACGTTTATTCTTAGCAACGACAACAACATCTACACTCCTGGTGCTACCTATTACGGTTACAACATCAACACGCAGGTGCGCGTAACAATCAACTCTTATCAGGTGTGGACCGGATACATTGACTCGTTCAGTTACACAGTTGTTGAAGGTTATGATCAAACAATCCAGATAGCGTGCACCGATAAGTTTAAGCATTACGCTAAAGCATCGTTGTCAAGTTATGGCATTGAGCAGTTTCATTACAATGGCACGCTCAACGCTACCTCTGGTGCAACGTATGCTTTGCAAGCTCCTAAAAATGGTGTTGGTTCTTTCTGGCAGGCGTTTAGGGATACGGCTGCTAGTCCGATCAGGATTTATGGCAGCGATGCTGGTTCACACGAGTTCACCGAAGATGGTCCAGCGTTTGTTAAGTCAGCAATCAAGATCAATTGTTCTGAGGATCAAGATGGTCCAGTGCTAGAACATCCGACTACTTTTAATCCAAGCAACGAAAATGCCACTATTGGTTTATGGTTTAAGACTGGTTTTCATTCTACTTCCCAATATCTTATTTACATGTTCCGCACGTCTGGTACTCCTGGCGAATTAAAAGTTATTATCAACTCAAGTGGTGCGATTGTTCTTACTTGCACTGGTGATTCTGGTGGGTCTCTTACTCTCACCACTACTAGAACTAATCTTTATGACGATACTTGGCACCTCTTGTCTGTTGATATTTCTCAGGTTGCTTCTAAAACTTACGCCACTATCAACATAGATGGAGTTGCTAATGTCAGTGGCTCAGCCACTGCACTGTGCGCAATTGCCGCAACTAATAGGCGCATTGTTTTTGGTGGTTTTCGTAACGATGCTTGGACTGCTAACGCAAATTGCATAAACGGTTCAATGGCGTTAATTGGTGTTTACAAGTTTGCTACAGCCTACAGTGGTTTGGGTCCAGATGATTACTACGCTGGCACACTTGGCATCACACAGGCGGGTTACGCAACAGCCTTTGATGGTGACACTATTGCTTCACGTTCAAGCGACTTGGCTGGCTACGTTGATGCCACGGCTGTGACAACAGCAAACCTTGGCACATCACCAACCTTGTATTTGGCTGGACAAGACACAGCGGACAAAACTTATCTTGAAGCAATGCAAGAGATTGCTGATTCTGAGCGCGGCATCTTTTACATTGATCGGCTTGGCACGCCAAGGTTTCGTGGGTCAGCTGCTCGGTCATCTGGTTCATCTGTGACATTGACGGTTAATGCGTCACAGGATTTGACAGGTGATTTGACATTTACCCTTGATGATTCTTTGTACGCAAACACTGTTGTGGCTAGTGGCCCTGCTGGGTCTGTAACAAAGTTGGATACAACTTCTGTCACCGATAATGGTCCACTGGTTGATCAGTTTGCTTGTCTAGCTTCTACTGAAACAATCTTGGGTAGTGCTGCAACTAATCGTCTTAATGACCGTCTTTACAGCAACATGCGTTTATCTAAAGTTGTCATTGATTTGTTGACAACACCTAACTCTATTGCTGCAACCACTGTGCAACTTGTTCCGCTGGATAGGGTGAGGGTGAGTTCACTTCCTAGCCAGGCACCTGCATCAACCTTTGATGGTTTTGTTGAGGGCTGGGAATTGTCCATAAGCGATAACTCTTACACGTGCTCACTTGATCTGAGTCCAGTGATCTGATCATGACTGATAGAGGGGAAGCGACAATCATGATGAGTGTGGCTGGGGCATTGGCTGCTGGTGCACCATTGGTTGCTGGTGTTGTGTTGACCAGCGACAACGTGGCTGGTGCGATGACGTTCGTTGTCGCCCTGATTGTTGGACTGATCAGTATTGGTACTGGTGTGGGCAAACTGTATGCCAAATTAAAAGCTAATGTTGAGGCCAGTGTTCGCCGTGACGAATTGCTTGACGAGATTGTTAGGCGCATGGACCGCATTGAGTCAAGACAAATTGAGATACACGCAAGGCTTAATAAGCCTCATTGAACCGGCAGGCCAGTTAAGGCTGGTCCCCCTTTGACACTTCACTGTGTCCTGGCCTGCCTCATTTTGCACGACCAATCAATCACATCAATGAAGGGATCACTCATGCCATCATGGGTACGCTCAGCAGCAACAACATTTATTGTCACGTTCATTGGTCTGGTACCAGTGAGCGCACTCGTGGGTGGGGATACCACGTGGATCACAGCTGCTGTCACAGCAGCGGTCCTAGCCACGTTGCGCACCATTGTCGCAGCCATCGACCCAGGCAATACTTCGTTTGGTATCGGTGCACCTGTTGATGTTCCTGTCATGGACATTGTGCAAGATGACGCACCCATTGAGGGCGAATAATGGCATGGCACCTTGCACCATCACTGGTGCAACTACGCAACGAGGTTAACGCTCGCTGGCCACGCCGGCCCAAGGGTAGCGATGGGACCGTGGGTGACACATCGCACTCGGCTCGAGCCAGTGACCATAACCCCAACGCTCGCAACAGTGTGAACGCCTTTGACATTACTTACCCAGGTGTTGACCCGAAGGTCATCATTGCCGCGGTGGCTAAGCACCCTGCTGGTAACTATGTCATCTTCAATCGCAAGATTTACAGGCGCAACAATGGGTGGAAGGCTGAACCGTACAGTGGTGCCAGCCCTCACACAACACATCTGCACGTGAGCATTTTGCAGACCGTGGCTGCCGAGCAGTCGAAGGCTAAGTGGCTGGCCACCGCCCCT